GGAGAGAAAAGAGACCTGGAGAAGGTAAGCCTACAGAAGAGGTTAAAGTTGCAAAAAAACCAGCTACTAAGAAGGCGCCTGTAAAAAAGACAACGACTAAAAAACCAACAGCCAAAAGAGGAAGACCTAAAAAAACTAAGTAATGGACGACATTACAGTTATAGACTTAATCAAAAGAAGACTATCTGATAAAAAGAAACAGATAGAAGAAATTTTAATGTCAGGTAGTTTGAAAGATATGGAACATTATAAATATTTGCAAGGAGAGCTAAGTATCATATACTACCTAGAAGACGAAATAAGCGATATAGGAAAACAATTATAATGTCCGAAGCAATTAAGAAAGATATTGGTATAGAAAAGGTAGCAGAGGCTTATGTCGATCCAGAGGAAAGAATACTGGATCCAGAAAAATTAGATGCTTCTTTATTAGAACGTATGCCTCAACCGACAGGTTGGCGTATGTTAGTTCTTCCCTACGCCGGGAAGGTAAAAACAAAAGGCGGTATTTTGTTGGCAAACGAAACAGTGAATCGTGAGGCACTAGCTACAGTTGTTGCCTATGTGGTTAAAAAGGGACCGCAGTGTTACAACGACAAAGCTAGATTTGGAGATAAACATTGGTGTGAAGAAAAGCAATGGGTTTTAATAGGGCGCTACTCTGGCTCTAGGTTTAAACTTGAGGATAATGCAGAGGTACGAATCATCAATGATGATGAAGTAATAGCCACAATCCTTGATCCAGATGATATAGTGAGCTTATGACAGCAGAAAATGACGTAAATGTAGCGCAACCAGAGGTTGACGATATAGAGGTAGAAGTAACTGATAGCGATAGCCAGATAGAGCAATCGTCTTCAAGTGATGATGAATTAGAGAATTATACAAAAAGTGTCTCTAAAAGAATCAATAAGTTAAACGCAAGAAATCGCGAAACAGAAGAAAGAGCGGCACAACTAGAGGCAGCTTTGCGACAAAGAGAGCAAGAGGTTCATGCTTATTATCAACAAGCTACTACAGCTCAACAAAATTTGTTGGCTAAAGAAGAAGAAACTGTTGAGATAAAAGAGCGAGAAGCTAATGAACTTTATAAAAAGGCACATGCTTCTGGTGATGCAGAGCTTATGTCGAAAGCAGATACTTTAAAAAGTGAGTTAGCTTTACAAAAAGAGAAAGTAAGAATAGCCAAACAAAGACAAGAACAGGCTACTGCTAATATACAAGAACAACCTCAACAACCATATACTCAGCAAGTACAACCGACACAACAGGTAGCACCTCCTTCTGAAAAGGCGTTGAATTGGAAAGAGAATAATCCTTGGTTCGATCAAAACACAGAAGCGACAGCCTGGGCAGAATATGTGCATAATACTTTAGCTGGCGAAGGTTATGATTTAGAATCAGATGATTACTATAATGAATTGAGCAATAGAATTTATAAAGTTTATCCGGATCTTAGATCCGATAATGCCGAACAAAATGAGGACAGGCCCGCTGTGCAAAGAGTCGCCTCAGCTTCCGTTGGGAGTAGGCAAAAAACACAAGGCAAAGAGAACGGCGTACGTTTTACGAAATCCGAAGTCGAAACTCTACAAGGTCTGAAACCACATGGCATGAGCGATGAACAATGGTTGAAGAAAGTGGCTGTTCAAAAACAGGCAATAGCAAATAGGGAGGCAAAATGACCGAAGAAACAAACGTAGAAGTACATTCCAGAAAATCCCGTGAGTCCGAGTCTCACGATAATAATTCTCGACGACAACCATGGAGGCCAGTTAGGAAACTAGAAGTTCCTGAGCCACCAGAAGGATATGAATATCGTTGGATAAGAGAATCCATGCTGGGACAGGAAGATAAAGCCAATGTTGCAAGAAGACTCAGAGAAGGTTGGGAACTCGTAAGAGGCACCGATCTACCAGCTGAGTTTGCTTTTCCAACGGCTGATTCTGGTAGACACGCTGGCTATATATATAGTGAAGGACTTTTGTTAGCAAAAATACCTGTAGAGACTCGTAATGAACGTAACAGTTATTATGAGGATCAAACCGCTCTCAAGAAGGAAGCATTAGATAACAATGTATTTAATGAAGCCAGAAAAGATGGGCGATATGTCAAGTATGATGCTGATCGAAGATCCAATGTTACTTTTGGGAAAAAGTAACTAGATAAATAGGAGTAAATCTTATGGCAAATAAAGATGCCGCTTTTGGTTTAAAACCTGTTCGTCAAATGGGCGGAGCACCCTATTCTGGAGGTCAATCCAGATATAGAATTGCTAGTGGAGCCACAACACCAATATTCCAAGGAGATCTGGTAACACAGCTCACTGCCGGGGTACTGGGGCGCCATGCCGCAACTGGAACTGTTCCGATTGTCGGAGTGTTTAACGGAGTTCAATACACCGATCCAACTACAGGCGAACAAGTCTTTAACAATTATTATCCTGGTAGCATTGCTGCTTCGGATATAATCGCAAGTGTTATTGATGATCCAAATGTTGTTTTTGAAGTACAAGCAGACGACACTTTTCCTGTCGCCGACTTGTTCGGAAACTTCGACATTGTTGATGGATCACCAGTAGGCGATACTAAGTCTGGAAGATCTAATACAGAGCTAGACGTAACTACCGGTGCTACCACCGCTACGTTGCCCTTGAAATGTATTGACGTCTCCCAGGATCCTAATAACGACGATGTAGCATCGTCCAACACCAATGTACTATGCGTGATACAAAATCACATCATGGGACAAAAAGGTGCTGGTTTAGCATAAGGAGTTAATTAAATGGCAATTTCAAGAGCACAATTAGCGAAAGAGCTTGAACCAGGATTAAATGCACTTTTTGGTATGTCCTATGATTCTTATGACCAAGAATATGAAGATATTTTTGCGATTGAGGATTCAAACAGGGCGTTTGAAGAAGAAGTGCTGGTCACTGGTTTTGGCGGCGCACCCGTAAAGTCTGAGGGACAAGGCGTTGAATTTGACAATGCTTCCGAAAGTTTTAGCGCAAGATACACGCACGACACAGTTGCGTTGGCTTTTGCACTTACAGAAGAAGCGGTTGAAGACAACCTTTATGACTCTCTAGGTAAAAGATATGTTAAAGCATTGGCTAAATCTATGGCTAACACCAAAGAAGTCAAAGGAGCTGACGTACTCAATAATGCCTTCTCTTCCAGTTTTACTGGCGGTGATGGTGTTTCTCTAATCAATACTGCTCACCCCCTTGCTGGTGGTGGAACAGCTGCGAATAGAGCTACGACTATGGCAGATCTAAATGAAGCCTCACTAGAGGATGCTTTAATAGATATATCGACGTTCACAGACGACAGAGGCCTAACCATTAGTGTTATGGCTGACAAGCTCGTTATTCCTCCGCAACTGGTTTTTGTTGCTGATCGAATATTGAACTCGACTCAAAGATCTGGAACAGCTGATAATGACATCAACGCAATCAGAAACACAGGTGTTTTACCTGGTGGTTACGTTGTTAATCATTACCTATCTGATCCTGATGCTTTCTTTGTCCTAACATCTGTGAATAGCGCTGGTGAAGGTCTAAAAATGTTCCAAAGATCTCCAATGGAGACATCTATGGAGCCAGACTTTTCTACAGGCAACATTAGATATAAGGCTAGAGAAAGATACTCGTTTGGTTTCTCGGATTGGAGAGGAATCTACGGATCTCAAGGTGCATAATTTGAAGTAGTAACACACTTTATTACTCAGTGTTACATAAAGGGAGCTTCGGCTCCCTTTTTTTTGTTTATTGTTAATTGTTAATGTTTATAAATAGTTGTAACATTACAGACATGAATAATTATGTAGATAAGTTAGCGGCAAAAGAGGCAATACTAGATGTAGGCGTAGGATTTTTTATGGCGTTCCCGGTAGCTTTAGCAGTTTTATCGTTTTCTAATTGGATTGGCATAGGCGTTATAACCACAGCAGTTTTTCAGACTTTTGTTTTTACCATAGTTTCTTTGCTTAGAAAGTATTTTGTTCGAGTGCATTTCAAACGGATAAACGGCGAAGACAAAATACCATAAGTTGCTAATCTAATAACCAGATAGTATCATCAATCTTGTAGAACTAATTGTTGCGGGCATGGTGCTTGCAATGGCTATTTATAAGGAGGCTGATTATGACTACACACTTCACTTCTGGAGTTACCAATGTTGGAACTGATTCAACACTAGGTAAATTAAAAGCTCCAGCACCCCATAAGTATCACACTTATTTTAATGATTTTGATACTTACCTGGCGTCCGATTGGACTATTACAACAACTGAGGATGGAACTGGATCTG